CATCCATAGCCTTTGTGTCCTTGTTACGGATGACAAGGATGTGGGTGGTTGGGTAGTTGACCTTGACCTCGGCCTCCTCCTCCTCGTCATCCTCGTCCTCCTCGTCCTCAAAGTTATCCTCCACTGCGTAGGCATCAGGGACGGCGGCATCCAGCTGCAGGCTACTAAACTCCTTATTTGAGAGGTTAGACTCGAGGAACTCGCGCACCGTCAGCGAGCTATCAGGGGTACCAGGAAAGCGCGGGAAGTGAATGTCAATGTCAATGGCCTTCGCGATCTCGCGAACATAGTCGACGCGAATCTCGCCGAACATCCAGCGGCTCGAGACGATCTCGTGCAGGAGCCAGTAAACACCCTCCTGCTCAGCAGGAAAGTTCAGGAAGTTCAGGAACTGCGAGATCGACGGGTTGTGGCGGTTCTGCGGATCCGTCGCAGCCTTCAGATTCACCTGAACTGTCTTGACCGGTGCCGGCACTACAGACCGAGCTGCCCACTGCTCAAACAGAGCATTCCAGTCATACGCTACAGCGTTAGACGTCGAAGGCCAGAGAGAAGGAACAAAGGGCATCATTTCGGCAGGGACTTAGGAAGGCAGGCGGCGGCGGGGTCAACTTTTTGCGCGGATTTATACCTTAGATTCAGCCGTTGAGTTCACCTCCACCTCAATATGATCAGGGCGTGTTACCTGGAGTGCGCCGATGAGGTCTGCAGATGTGGCTGCAGTTGTAGACGAAGGAACTGTTGTATTCACAAGCTGACGTGTAAGAGGGGATGTGCTGCGACGGGTAGAAGTCTGGTGTTGGCTCTGACGGCGGAGAAGAGAGCGTCCGTGGAGGTTTCCACCCGCAGCAGCGACAGGTGCTGCTGTCCGATCCACGTTCTCCTCGAGTTCTCGCACACGAGCGTGGAGAGATGTAAAAAGGGATCCTGACATGTCATTCATGCGCCTATCAATCTCTGGGATAAGAGCGTCATTCAGAACCTTCTTCTTCTGGCGCAAGTGGATTGCCGCATCCACCGCGATCTGACGAAGGCGGCTGTCATTGTCGTGAAAGACATGTGTGTGATCCACTCCGTGGGCAATATCAGGCTTCTTCAGATTCTTCAGATCCTGGAACTCCCGCTCGAACGCCTTAATAACAGAATCAGGGATCGGCGGCGACTGCTCGATCAGACGATCAAGTTCTGAACGGCAAATCTTAAGAAAATCCATGGAATCAAGACGATCGCGGGGATGAAGAGCGAGCTCCACGGCAATCTGACGCTGGAACTTGCCCCACGCGATTCCTGAGACGCGGTGAGATTCTGAGGCTTGGGCGTAGCGGAAGAAATTGCCGAGCGTAGTTAAGATTCCTGTAAAAATGGATACACCTCCAATTCCAATCTGAACATATGTGCCAAGTTGCTTATTATCACCGACAATTCCACCCATAATGAAGTTGGCTGATCCTGTGAGAGTGGAAAGGATGATAACAGGAACTGTAATGGACATATTGCTACGCGCACTAATCTTCTCACATCTGTCATGCATCCAGCGATAACACGCTGAGATATCAGCCCAGCCGGCCATAAGTTCTTCTTGCTCCTTCGTCCACCCATTGTTAAAACGGGGCGGGCGAGAGCCTGAGAGGTCTGTGGTTGCTGCGCCAGCGCCAGGGGTTTTGGGAGGAGATGACGACCTTGAAGGTGCAGTCGAGGCTGGAGGTGTGGCCTCCGTAGCGGACATTCTACCCGAGCCTTCAGAAAAAACAAGTCTAAAGAACACGGAAACTACTGAAAAGATAATGAGCCCCACTGTGTGGATTCTGTTTGGAGTTCGTGAAGAGAGTGGATCCACAATTCCTCATCCCTATTTTATTGGTGTCTATACGACCCTTGACGGTGCGAATGCTGCTCGCGCAATCGCTGTAAGCAATTCAACGGAGGAGTATCCTCATTCGATGTACTATGTAAAAGAGACGCTTATGGATCTTACCTATTCGTATGGGTGGAGCACAATGGATGATTAGTGGCCTCTGCCTCCGCGGCCTCCGCGACCTCCCTCTGGGTAGTCGCTTCGCTTACCACGGCCTCCGCGGCCTCCTCTTGCCGCTCGCGCCACCTTTGCCGCTTTTCCCGCCAGATACACAGCAGTTGCTTCGGTTTCCGTCAACTTCTTTGGATCAATACCTTGGGGCACTGTTACAAACTCCTTGACCTTGAGATCCGTCTTGTACATATAGAGGCCGTACGCTCCGTTTGCAAAGGTGTAGGAGCCAACACTGAGTTTTGTGGCATCGGCCGCCGCCTTTGCGCGGAGCTTGACTTCAATCGTATCGGCCGTATCCGTAGGTGTTAGAGGGAGATTGATTGTACCCCACGTGATGTAGGCGCCGAACTTTCCTGACTTGCGTAGAACAGGAGTGCCGTCAATCGTAGCCATTATGTCGCCGGCTTTTGCGCGAAGCGCAGCATCAAATGCCTCCTTCGCATCCTCAGGTGTGAGACTCTTGAAGAGATCGACTGTGATCGTGGCAAACTGTGTTTTTGCCTTGTCTTTTGTAGCGTCTTCCTGAACAAGGAAATAGCCTTTTGCGGACTTGACTGCCTTCAAGCCATTTCCAAAGTCACGCACCTTATCGGATTCGGAGGGGAGAGATGCCTTATCCATTAGGCGAGTGTAGTCGCCTTTATAGGAGTCCCAGGTGGCGCGGCAAACCTCCTTCCAAGGCTCCGCGCCGGTCGCTACCAGGTCTAGGCGCTGCTCAAGATGAGCGGTGAAGTCATAGGCAAAGAGATGCGGGAAATTGGCTAGGCAGAAGGTGAGGACAGAGGTGCCAAGTTCGGTCGGAACAAGCTTCTGTTTCTCCGCGCCTAGGGCAACCTCTGTACTGGTGTAAGAGGGTGGCCATGTGTTGGGCACCAGGTTCATCATTGTATTTTTAATCTTCTGGCCTTCAATATCCTTCTTCTCAGCATATCCCTTGTCAAGAATGGTTTCAACAAGAGAAGCAAAGGTGCTCGGACGGCCAATGCCTTTGTGCTCGAGTTCACGAATAAGAGTGGCCTCTGTGAACCGGGGCGAGGCTTTGGAGCGCTTAGGGACGGCCTGGAGACTTGTCCAGGCGAGGGCTGCGCCTGTTAGAAGACGCGTTGCAAAGGACCAGGTGGCGGTCGTTGTTTCGTCATCGGCCTCTTCATCATCATCAAGCTTTGCTGTCTCACCGAGGCGCTTCCATCCTGCGAAGTCTGTCTTACGCCAACTCGCAGACCAGGGAAAGGGAGCATCGTCTGCTGCGAGGGTGAGGGTCACTGTGCGAGTCTGTCCTTTCGCTGCAGCCATTACAGACTGGAGTGCACGCTGCGAGATAAGACTGTAGATTTTGCGATCCTGTGCAGTCCACGTTTCAGTCTGCGGTAGATCGCGGAGTTCAAGATGGGTGGGGCGAATACATTCGTGAGCCTCCTGAGCGGCAACGGCGCCCTTGGCTTTGGGTTTGGACGCAACCTCGGGTCCAAGATACTCGGCGCCAAAGTCTGCGGTGACCTTAGCGCGTGCAGCTTGGACAGCTTCCTGTGACATCGTTGTATCATCTGTGCGCATATAGGTGATGTGGCCGGCTTCATACAGGGCTTGAGCGATCTTCATTGTTGTCTTCGGAGTCAAGCGATAGAGGGCAGAGGCTTCCTGTTGCAGAGTGCTCGTCATCAGAGGCTTGGGAGGTGCTAGAGTCCAGGGCTTTTGCACCACATTGGTGACGATGGCGGCGGTGTCTTGGTGGACATTCTCTAGGTAGTTCATCGCGGATTCCTGGTCGTCGAGCTCATCCATCATTGTGGCTTTGAAGGAGGTTTTGCCAGAGAGGAATGCACCTTGGAGACCCCAGGAGGTCTGGCTGGTATGGCCACGGATGGACGTCTCACGATCATACAAGAGGCGCAGAGCAGGTGTCTGACAGCGGCCGGCGCTGAGCCCACGAGCCACGTGCTTCCATAGAACAGGGGAGATCGTGAAACCGACCATCATGTCAAGAACCGCACGGGCTTGCTGTGCGTGGACACGATTCATATCGAGTCGACGGCCGGCGAGAGCTTCGGCAACGGCGGTGCGGACGGCGGTTTCCGTGATTTCGTGAAAGACGGCGCGAGGAAAGGAGAGGGGATCTCGTTTGAGGAGACACGCAACCGAATAGGCAATAGCCTCCCCTTCACGGTCATCGTCAGCAGCTAAGATGATCTCTTCCGCGGCCGCGGCGGCTTCGAGGAGAGGCTTCGTAGCGCGCGCCTTTTCTTTCAGAAAGCGGAAGCGGAGTTCAAAGTCTTTGCTCAGGCCAATCGCATCCAGATCTTCATCAAGAGCACGGATATGACCGTACGTGGCTAGAACATGATAGCCGGATCCAAGAAAACCGGCAATCTTTTTGCATTTCGCTGGAGATTCGACTACAACGAGGCGCATGGTGGGGGACGTGCTGTCTGATGAATAAAGATGTTCACTTTTTGTTGGAGGGCGTGGGCTAAGGAATTTGTTAGAGAAGAAGGTAATGCCTCCTCGCAAAGCGGCGCCCGTGGCGAAGCCGTCAAACCCATTCGCCGTGTTTGCGGAGTCCGATACAGAAGATGAAGTTATTGTCGAGGTTATTGAAAAAAAGCCCGAGAATCGTTTTGAATCTCTTGTAAAAGAGGGAGTATCCCCACTGGTTCCTTCGGTACTCCCTTTTACACAGCAGAAGGGAAGGTGGATGAAGGCCAAGATTGATGAAGGATGGATTAGTCTTCGCCCACGTCCAGAACATGAGCAGGCGGCTATTGCGGCTGCAGCTGCCGCTGCCCACAGTACAGAACCCGTTGAAGCGGGTCATGATCAGCCGCGTAGCGCACACGAATGGGCGGAGCGTGTTCGCCAGAGCCTAGAGAAAGCAGAGGGAACTCCACGTGTTGAGCGGTTGAAGGATATTCGTGACTCGCTCACCCGTCTAAGTTTTTTCAGGAGACCGATTGAACACTTAGTATCCAAAGAGGAGACCTCCTCGACCACCGTACACGCGTAAAATATTGTATGTTTCTGCCCACACATAAATAGTATAGTCGGGAACTGTCGTTGTGCGCGCAGCTCCTCGAGCAGCCTTGAACTCTAGACTGAGATCAAGACTCTGGATTTTATCCAGATTTGCATGTCCCATTGGGCGACTTACCCCTGTGCGCTCGTGTTGAGTGCCAAACGGGAGATGATAGTAGTATTTATTGTGCCACGGAGTTTTTACTTGTTCTACGCTAGGAAGACCTACGCGGAAGAGAGCAGGACAGTCTGTTGCGTAACGGGTTAACTTTCCTTCGTATGTCAAGGCAAAGGACGTAATCGGTTCAGAATCTGTATCAGAGAACGCAGGTGTTAGAGGAAGCCAGGTGGATGTGTTCAAGCCGGCGGCATCAGGCCACCAAGGCGCAGTGGGACCAACGCCGCTAATATCAGCAATAAAGAGGCCACTCAGATCACGTGTAGCAAGGAAGGGGGCGTTCAAGACGTCAGCATCTGTGCGATGCACTGTGAAATAGAGATCACGAATCGGATTTGGGATTCTCATAGGAACACGCGCAGCGGCCTGATTCTTACTCTGAACGGGTTGGATCGCGTAATGCTGAACAACAGGATAGGACAAATCGCCTAAACGAATGCGGTTCGCTTCAGGCTTGTCAAGATAGACGTATTCAAGAAGGAGAGAAGCGTCCTTGAGTTGAAGCAGAGACGGCATCTGGATACCTGGAATCTTGCTGGCCATAACAGTGGCGGTCGGATTTCCATTCAAGCCTTGGACAGGGGCGCCGGCAGGGTCGATGTAAAAGAAGGGTGCTGTGGTGGTTGGCGGATATGTCTGCTGGCCGGCGCCGTTGACAGTGCGGCTCGTCGAGACAGTCAGGTTTGCGACGGGTGCAAAGGTTATCTGAATCTGAACAGCGTCGGATCCGATTGCATCAATAGGAAGAGCAGAGGCAGGGTCGCCGCGATTGAACCAGAAAGGGAGAGGTGTGATCACTTCTTGACCCGCAGGCGTTGAGAATCCGTTTGTCTTCGGTGAGAATCCAGAGTCGGCGCGGCCAATAAGACGATTCACTACAGTTGTCTTTTCCAAAGGGGTGTGGAATTCATCTAAGACTTCTAGGAGGCGCCCATCGAGCGTGTCAATCGGAGCGCCGCCTATAAGAACCTGGGCTTGTGAAATCAGTGCGTGACCAAGACTATTTGTCCAGCCGATTGTGGGACCCGCGAAGGGGAGGCCACGGCTAGCACAGTAGGCGCGAGCTGCTGTCTGGGCAGTTGAGATATCAGGCATCTGTGTAACAAGGTAGGCACGGGTGATCAGGTGCCCACGCCGAGGGAGTGTGGCTGTCGCGACCTGGCCAAAAGCTGGGGAGTTATCGAAGTCAACACGGTGCCATTCGGTTGTGAACCGTCCTGCGCGGACAAATGTTTTTTTGAAGGAGGCAGCACTCGGTTGCAGAGAGCAGAGACGGTCATCCTGCAGACCGGTTGAAATGATTTTTAGCAGCCCTGCTGAGGCCATTCTAGTTGGGAGAGCGAGGCGGTTTATCCCTGGAACATCCGATTTGTAATTCCATTCTGGAAACGGAACCAGTCGAGACCCAGAACAAAGACTTTGACCTCCCACGCACCCGCTGCAGCGGTTACATCAAGTGTAAGACGAATAGCCTGAAGACGCGAGGCATTCACTGTACCTGATGGCTGGTGGTCACCAGGATGAGCTGAGAATGAGTATCCGTAGATATACTTTGTATATGGAACAATTCCTCCTTTGTGCTGAGTAGAAATGTGTTGACGGAACCAGCGTTCGTCCTGGTCTACGATATCAACACCGTTAAACTGGAGTTTAGCTCGATGTAAAAGAGGGGTGAGTGGATTGAAAGTGGCGTCTACCTCGGCGGCTGTTACGGCACTGAAGTTCGTCCACTCACGTGCTGCTGTCGCGTCCTTGCGTCGTACAAACCAGAGAATCTCTTCCACGGGTCCATTTGCCTCAAGGGGGAGTTGAATTTGAATTGTGTCTGCAGAGGAACGTGTTGTGTACTTGAGAGGTTCATCAAAGAAAAAAGTATTCACAGTGCGTGTCATGAGCTCAAATGGGGAGCGGAGAAGGGCGGCACGAAGTCCACCATCTGTGTGTGCGCCATATGTGATGAGCTTAATGCCTTTGAAAGATGGGGCGGCAACCTGGGTCTGTACTGTTGCGACAGCTTGAATGGGGCCGAGTAAAGATGTGAATTGAAACTGGGTATTGAGAGGGGAGATCGTCTGACATGCGGCTTGCCCTGACAACCGGCGAACACACTCTGCAAATGGACGAAGAGTGATGTGAATTCTGACGGAGCCGTCTGCGCACGATGCAAGAGGGAAGGCTTCAGCCAGGCGAACACGCTGGAAAAAGAAGTTCAGAGGAACGAGAAGAGTTCCTGTCTGAGTGGGAAAGGGCTGCGTCTGCGGCGGAACATAGGTCAAAGGGCGGAGGCCGAGGCCGTCTGTGGCGAGGCCAAACTGTTGGTTAAGATCAGGAAACAAAGCCGTTGATATAAAGATAAAATCCCCGTCGATGCGCTCAAGAGTCTGCTCATTCACTTCGAACTCGGCCGATTGAATAATAGCGGTGCCGAGGCTGTTCACGTAAGACCAGGGTGTCTGGTCAGGGGCATAGTTGTAAGATCCAGACTGGAGGCGGAGAAGAGTTGCGTCGTCAAGCCAGTGGCCGAGATCGATTTGAAGAAGAGCACCGGTCAGTAAATCCCCACAATTCACGGAGCCTATATCAAAGGTGAATCGTTGGCC